ATTTTTCAAAAATCTTTTTCAAAAAGTCATATTTTATAATAGACATTACCCCCCAACAACCCTTCCAACTAGATTTATCCCTAAATCTAGAAATGAGTTCATCTTTGTAATTTAAAACACGTAAAATACGTTCTATATTATGAGGATCTTCATATTCACCGCCATTGAAATACCATAAAAATTTCACATCGGATATTTTGGATACGGGTATTTGATTATTTATGAATACAGAATCGTGAATGAATATGGCATTGTCAAACCATTTATGTTTATAATAATAATAATAGGGCAATAACTCTCCACGTTTCTTAAATTCCGAATCAATAATTTTACAATTTGTCAAATCCACGTCAGTATTAGTAATAAAATCGTAATTTGAATTGTCATCAATAATTACGATTTTTTCGTTGGTATATACTTTACGTAATTGATTTATACACATCTTCCAAACTTTATTTGTATCTTTAGAATTAACGTGCCTGGTTATTATGAATCCAATCTCATTTGTTTCGTATCCTTCTAAGTGAACATTCGGATTACACATAGAAAGAGATATAATTATTATCAAAATGATGATAAAAATGCGATTTTTATAATGCTTCATAATAATAAAGCATATTATTTGGCGGACTAAATAAATACGTTTATTCACAGATAGAAAATAAGTAGGCAGTCTCGCTCCCCTACACGGTAGGAAAGAACTCCCAGTCCAAGTCGGCACATACTTTTTTCCAAATCATATCCTGTTCCAATTGTTTTTCGCGATCCTTCATCATCGGAATATACGGCAAGTATTGGGTTTGGTCTAGCAAAACACACAATTGGTGCAAGGTATAGGTATAATTGAAAAAATTGGTCCGATTCGGTGGACAATGCATCGCCCACGGCTTCTGAATTTCAATGAAGAGCACACACAACGTCTCGTGCAACTCCTCATTCATATGGGGAGGTTTTACGCCAAACATCGAATTGATGTACTGAATATGTTCGAAATATTTGTTTAGACCCAATTTCCGCAAAATCTCGCGCATCTTGTCATAATTGATCACGGACATATCTGTAATTCGCTCCTTTTTGATGCGATTCCGGATTGCATCAATCACCTCTTCGGGAATCTGTGTCGTCTCTTTGGCCTGGAACTGCGACAAAATCTCCTTGAAATGATTGAGGCGAATATAAGCTGTATAGGAGACCTCATTGGGCGGTTCCTTGTTGTTCGGCTTGGCATTGTCCACAATATAGGTGAAAAACTGGCCGCATTTCATATTGTTACAAATCAAAATGCCCTCTTCGTCTTGGGGAACGAGTTCACCCCGGTTACACGCTTGACATACATTGCCTGATACAATGTAGTCATTCGCATTGATAAACTCATTATTCACATTACGCCAGTACTCTTGGTACATTTTCTTGGACTGGACGTATTTATCCGGATCGGACCTTTCCGGATTCTTGGAGCGAACCTTGAAGAAAGAATGCAAAACATTGACGTTTTGCTGATCACCGCCGGAGGAAATTTGCTTCTTTTGCTCAAAATAATCAAAAATATACTTGGAATTGTCCAAGAAATAGTTCTTCTTTTGATTGTTCAAATGTTTGATTTCCTTTTTTTTCGCTGCAATGGAATCACGAATATCCAGAAACGTGTCAATTTGGTGGCTGTTTAGATTGGATGTCCGCTTCTTGAGATCCTCAATTTCACTAAGAAGTTTAGGAATGGTCTCGGTATCGTATGTGTGAAACAGATTCAATATTTCAGTGTGCTTTTCATCCATTGATATCAACGTTTTTTGTTTTTTGGCATTCATTCTTTCTTGGCTTTGTCCTCCTTTAGTAAAAAGGAAGGGCGGATTGCCTATATCCTTTTTGTGTCTAAATATTTGTTTTTGTCTTTTGGTTTTGCCTTGGACTGTTCGCGAATAAATGGTATTTTTATAATGTCGATACACATCAAGTACAATGTCCAGTGAACAAATGACCATTGATATACCCGGGCAAATGATGATTAACAAAACGCAATTGAAAAAAATGAATTTTATTATGAATGCTTTAGACAATAAATGGTCGGTGAAAAAACGGGGGGATCGATATGTATTTACCAAAAAACACGAGGGCAAACGTGAAGTCTTTCAAGAAAATTATTTAGAAACCTTTATTCATTCTAATATGCATTTTTTGGAAAAATGAAGTGGGTCGATTTTTCCCGAAATTCGAAAAATCCATCTCTCCCGATATTTAGGGAATACCTCTAAAAAGAATATGCATTGAAAAAGATGAATATGCCTATGTAGAAATGTCTCGATATTACGTATAGAGAGTCGTTTATGATTTTTGAATACATAAAATAAAACATTTTGTGTATTTTTTTCGAATTTTTTTTCTCTAGCCAAAGTATAATTAAGAGAGATGGCTGGAGCACTTATGCAACTGGTCGCCTATGGCGCACAAGACGTTTTCCTCACTGGAAACCCCGAGATCACTTTCTGGAAGGTTTCTTACCGCAGACACACCAACTTTGCTATGGAGTCCATTGAGCAGACCTTCTCCGGTCAAGCCGATTTTGGTCGCCGTGTTACTTGCACAATCAGCCGTAACGGTGATCTCTGCTACCGCACCTACCTCCAGGTGACTCTCCCTGAGATCAACCAGTCGATGAACACCTTCACCCCCGTTGGTCCCGGTGACGGTGTTTACGCCCGTTGGCTCGATTTCATCGGTGAGCAGCTCATTGCCCAGGTTGAGGTTGAGATCGGTGGTCAACGCATTGACCGCCAGTACGGTGATTGGATGCACATCTGGAACCAGCTTACCCTTTCCACTGACCAAAAGCGCGGCTACTTCGCTATGGTCGGCAACACCACCCAGCTCACCTACATCACGGATCCCACCTTCGCCGCCATCTCTGGTCCTTGCGCTGCCGCCAACGGCCCCGCCCAGGTTTGCGCTCCCCGCAATGCCCTCCCTGAGACCACCCTCTACGTTCCCCTCCTCTTCTGGTTCTGCCGCAACCCCGGCCTCGCTCTCCCCCTCATCGCCTTAAAATCTGTAGGGCAGAAAAGTATCCATCCTAAAGCATCCGAGCCCTGCTTTAGCGAAAATATGTTGTGGTCTCGGGACACTATGATGTGTCAAACCCAGATGCTAGTCACAGCTTGTTGCTAAAAACAACGCCGTGGCAACATATCCAAATTGCGGGAAATCCTTAAAGACGTTTTGGTACCAAGCTGTAAACGAAAGTTTACAGTGGCTGAGAATAGAACTCAGGTATGGTAAAAATCCAACGTATGATAACAAAAATAACTTGTTTGAAATAGGTAATCCGCAGCCAAGCCACTAAGTCCGTTATGATAAGGATAAGTGGAAGGTTCAACGACTAAATGGTTATGGGTCAGAGAAGATTAATCCCCTTCAATGATGACTTAAGATATAGTCTAGCCCCTGGCATAAGTTCTCAATGTAATTGTTGATCGAGTTGAGAATGCCAATAAATATCCCGAAAGGGAGGGTACAAGTGGTTTCGTACAGTACCACGAAGTTAAGATCAACATCGATTTCCGCCCCATCGGTGAGTGCCTCTGGGCTGTCCGCAACCTTGGCACCGGAACTGGCCTCAACGTGTCCGTCCCCGCCGCCTTCCAGCAGTCCCTTGTTGCTGCCTCCCTCTACATCGACTACATCTTCCTCGACACGGACGAGCGCCGCAAGATGGCCCAGAACCCCCACGAGTACCTCATTGAGCAGCTCCAGTTCACCGGTGACGAGTCCATTGGTTCCTCCTCCAACAAGATCAAGCTCAACTTCAACCACCCTTGCAAGGAGCTTGTCTGGGTTGTCCAGCCCGATGCCAACGTCGACTACTGCTCGTCCCTCATCAGCAACACCACCCTTTTCCGCACTCTCGGTGCCCAGCCTTTCAACTACACCGATGCCATTGACGCCCTTCCCAATGCCATCCACGCCTTCGGCGGCCCTGCTGAGATCTCTGGTGCCTCTGCCTTCATCTCTGGCGGTCTCTTCCAGGACCCCGGTGCTGGTGATGTGACCGGTGTCAACTTCCCCGCCAACACATACCAGCCCTTTGCTCCCCAGGGCACCCCTGTCACCGGCTCCTTCGTGTCCGATGCTGGTACATTCGTCCTCGCCGAGACTGCCCTCGATATGCACTGCTGGGGCTTCAACCCCGTCGTCACCGCTAAGCTCCAGCTTAACGGCCAGGATCGCTTCTCTGAGCGTGAGGGTTCCTACTTCGACGTTGTCCAGCCCTACCAGCACCACACCCGCAACCCCGACACTGGTATCAACGTGTACTCCTTCGCTCTCCGCCCCGAGGAGCACCAGCCCTCTGGCTCGTGCAACTTCTCTCGTATTGACAACGCTACCCTCCAGCTTGTTGTCTCCTCCGCCACTGTTGGTGGTACCGCCACCGCCAAGGTCCGTGTGTATGCGGTAAACTACAACGTGCTCAGAGTTATGTCGGGAATGGCTGGCGTGGCGTACTCAAATTAAATGTACTATGTGTCATTTATTTATACTATTATTATAAAAAATAGATAAAGTTGGTTAAACAATATAAAGAAATTATATTGTATAGTCATATACAACAAAAATGTCTGTACAAAATACTCAGAATTTTTCCATCAATCATAATGTATCGATTACCGATATAGAAAAAGAAATACAAAAACAATACACTATTTTGAAATATGTGGAAGGTCATACCACTCGAAAACGTAACAACCAAAATCCATTGTGGGGAGTCGAAAAAGATGGAGTCAAACAAATATTGATGTTTTGTAATCCAAATACACTCTGTATTTTATGTGCAGAATCTTATGAAAAAATATTGGACTTTGAAAAAAATGATGGACGAAAAATGACGTGGTATTGTATTGAAAGTGGATATATATGTTGTAACAGTAGAAGATTTGGTGGAATATTTATTCATCAAGTAATAATGAACTGTTATAGAAATGGGAGAGGAACTAAAAATATAAGTGTGGACCACGTTGATCGAAATCCTTTGAATAATCGTCTAGACAATTTGCGTCTTGCTACACGCAAAGAACAAGAACAAAATTCAAAGGGAATTATGCCAGGAACAAAGAGAGAGAGACAATCAAATGCGCGTGATTTGCCAAATGGTATAACACAATCGATGTTGAAAAAATATGTAGTGTATTATGTTGAAACATATGGTCCAAACAAAGATAAAACGCGCGAATATTTTCGTGTTGAACACCCAAAGTTAATAAAAAACTGGGAAACTACAAAATCAGAAAATGTCTCTATTCAAGAAAAATTAATACAAGCAGGCCGATGATTTAGAAAATGATATTTTCCCAATATATGAAACGCGGCAAACGACTGTACCGAAACACGTATCAATCATTATGTTTCGAAATAAACCTCACTTGGTATATGATAAACGAGAAAATAAAACCCGCATAAATATGAAGATGGTGTTACCAGAAAACTACGATCTGAATGAACAGTTACACATATTCAATCGCAAATTAATAATGAAATACGATGAAAGTTATGCATTCGATCTATCCGATCCAAGTGATGAACCTGAAGACAACAACTCTGATTACAAAGTTTCAACGATACAAAAAGAACAAGATCTACATTTACCAAACAACGTTTATATTCATTTATATAATAATAAAAAAACCCTTGTCTATCAAAAAAGTGAAGACAAAGCTCGATTGTGCATTCGTCAAACTCTTCCTGACAATTACAATATTGACGCAGAAATATTGAAGTTGAATAAAAGCATCATATCAAAATATGGAGTATCTTATGCTATAATGAATGAAAAAATAAACAAAGTACACGAAGAACAAAAACCCAAATCGCTTCCTCAAAATATATACATTCAAATAATGAATGAAAAACCATATATGGTATTCAATAAAAAAGAAAATAACAAAAGAATGTCATTATCTATATTGCTTCCTCATAATTACCAAATTAATAAAGAGTTATTACGTATACACGCCAAAATAGTAGAAAAATATGGAGAACAATATGGATTCGATCTGAGTCAATATCATTATACGGAAAAAATAGTTGCCATACCTGAAAATATATATGTCAACACCCGTTGTGAAAAACCGTATATATTTATGAAATGTGATGACGAAACGACTACATCCGTACAGTTACCAAATACATACGATTTAGAAACACAAATTTCAAATTATCATTCAAACAAACCGATAAAAAATATCAATATGATGAGTCAACAATACAAAGATGAATACAAACATATTTTACCTGAAAATGTATCTATGATACTGAAAGATGGAAAACATATATTAATGTATGCACTTCGTAAATCGAGTGTAAAACATTATATAAGCTTGACACTTCCTCAAACCTTTTATAATTTGAATTTACAATTGGTATGTTTGAATAAACGTATTGTCGATAAATATGGAAAAGAATATGCAGTATTGATTCATCACGATTCATAAGGTTGATTTGTGGATAAATGTATTTATCCACGAATAGAGAATAAGGTAATCGAAACTATCAAAACTCCATCTACGAAAAACCAATCTAGGGTAAATCCCACCAATATTTTCGAATGATACTCTCTTGCTCCAATGGAATCATCGCTGCGTCGTCTTCTATTTTTACTTTGTATCCCGGTTTTTTAATCGACTTCTTGGTCTTTTCTGGTTTGGTACTATTTATACTTATCGTATGATTGTATTGAAATACCTCTACCGTATTCGTTGCAGAAGTATCGTTTACGGGTATGGTGGTCAACGATGAGTTTTTCTCGTCGCAACTGTCATCATACAAGTTCAAAATTTGAACCACGGCTTCACTTCTCTCCACATCGGTTCTACCCAATTCAACAAGCTGGATCAGTTCGTGCACACTCTCATTGTTCTTCCTATGTTGCCGGATACGTTTCATAATATCCGACAAACCATTCTCTTTCACATTCAAATCATATTTATTACGCATATCGGTTTGACTAATATCACCCGTGACAACCATTTTACTATCTTTGCCAATGCGTGTAGTGGCCATTTTCATCTGTGTTGGACTACTGTTTTGCATTTCATCCGCAATAATAAACGAACGCTTAAATGTACGACCTCTCATATAGGCCAGAGGACATATTTCAATCGTCTTGGCATTTATCATTGCATCAATTTCTCTTTGCGAATAATGCTCCAAAAGTATATCGAAAATGGGCCGCGTCCACGGATCCATTTTGCGTTTGATGTCTCCCGGCAAAAATCCAAGTTCCTCTTCTTCAACGGGGACCACCGGGCGCGTAATGATAATCTTGTGAATCCAGTCATTCTTCAAATATTTGATAGCGGTTGTGCAGGCAAACAATGTTTTGCCCGTCCCCGCAGGTCCATTGACTACGAGCAAATGAACGTCTTTGTTCTCCAGCCATTCTACGTACTTTTTTTGATTTTCGGTTTTGGGATAATAAAGGGAGCCGTCGTTTTTGGCAGAAGATTTCTTCATATGTAAAAAACGCGCGTACAAACGAGCCGGTTTAGAAAACATACCCGATTTTGTACGCGAGCAACGATGCACCCCAATAAATGAAAAATACATTGCCGCCCAAACAATTCTCATTTCGACTTTGTATTTCCCACCCCTTTATGTTTATACCTTTTTTCCCTTTATGCATTTTTTACGGTGTACCAGTGCGGCTTTCCACGCTTCTTCCACGAGGCAATCTTTTGCTTTTCTTGGGTTTGATAATACTTGCGATAGGACTCGATGGCATCCTCGGATTTGCAATCGACCGGCATAGCCAGAGCAAACGGTGTCAACCCTCTCGAGGGAAATTTGTCCGCGGTGGGTGCATATTGTTTCAAGTATTTTGCAACAATATACGACTTGTGCATTTTCTCAGATGGATGGTCATAGCGAAACTTCCATTCATTGTGCATCGCCTCCACCAATTCCAACGTCCACATATAATTTTCGAGGGAAGTTCGCATCCAGATAGTGACGGGGTGATTCTTGTGTGCCATCTTGTACAACTTGATGTGTTGCTGAATCTCATTTTCCGGATCCACAATGTGCATCGTGGTACACAACATTTGTACGGCCTCCAACAAAATCTTGCTGACGTGTTTGTCAAAGAGGTATTCCGCGCACTCGGCGAAATTGAGCGAAAGTATGAACAGATTCATTTTTGATTTGTTGTATGTTTCGATATATCCATCCTTTTTGGCCGTTCAATTTTTCCAAAAAAAATGTAAATGGGAATTACATTTTTTTGTTTTTCTATTATCTAGTTGTCTAGAATCCCGGATTGTAATCGTCATTGCAGACACTGTCCTTGCCCAGATCACGCAAATGCTCAATGTTGTTATGGATCGCAATCGCTGCCGTTCCACATTGGGATACCCGATCCTCGCCCAAGCCAAACGATTTCTCAATCTCCGTTGCCGAATCACTGGTGTCCACATCAAAGGCGTCCAACTGATTCATCTCATTGATATCCATCACTAGATGGAAGAGTCCCGTTCCGTAATTACCATATTGTCCACACATCACATTCGCCGAAAC